AAATAAAATGTAAATAAAATGTGACATATATAATTTAGCAATGAAAAAATGTGAAGGAAATTATTATGCCATCAGTTAATATTGATACTGAACTACAAAAGTTTCTAAAAGATACTAAACTATATGATGGTCCAATCAACGGTAAGATTGGACCATCTACATATGATGCTATTGATAAACTTTTGGATCTATATAAAATTGAAGACAAGGGTTGGAAAACACCTCGACGAATTCAAGCAGCAAAGCAGATTTTGTTTTCTGTCTATAAGATTCAAGTTGGTAAGATTGATGGTCTAATAGGTCCACAAACAAAATATGCTCAAGATGTATTTGAAGCAAAATTAGTTCCTGTTTGGCGTGATATAGTTGTTGAATTAGAACCACCAAAAACAGCAGATAAGAAAATTAACGAACTTCATGTTGCTTGGCCACTTCAAAAAAACTGTATGGAATTTTATGGTAAACCCGGCACCAATCAAGTCAAATGTGAATTGCCTTTTGATATGGTCTTAGCCTGGGAAACAAAGAGTAAACTAAAAAGTTATAGTTGCCATAAACTCGTCAAGAATACTATGGAAAGAATTTGGCAACGTACTTTTGATTCTTATGGCTATGAAAAAATCAAAGAACTGAGACTCAACTATTTTGGTGGTTGTCTTAATGTACGTAAGATGCGTGGTGGTTCTGCTTGGTCAATGCATTCTTGGGGTATTGCGGTAGACATTGATCCAGATAGAAATGACCTTCATACATCTTGGAAAAACTCTCAAATGTCTAAGCCAGAATATAAAAAGTTTGTTCAATTTTGGTATGATGAAGGAGCCATTAATCTTGGACTAGAAGCTGATTATGATTCAATGCATTTCCAGTTTTCCCGTTTGAGATGATTTTTAACTTAATAATTGCATTTTTAAACAATGTTCATACTAGCATTACTTCAAATAGATAATGAGGATGATGAATGAAATTGCGAATTGAGAAACAAGTAACAGTTATTACACCCGCAATTGGTAAAGTTCAACTCAAACAAGCATGTGAAAGTGTAGCTAAACAAACATACAAAAACATTAAACATCTTATTGTAATCGATGGACCTGAATACTGGAGTGATGTGATATATGATAAAATTTCAATTGATCTGGACAAAAGTAATCTACAAATTACAGTTACTCCGTATAATACTGGCCGTGGTAAGTTTTACGGTCATCGCATTTATGCAGCATATCCTCACTTGGTTGAGGGAGATTATGTGGCATTTCTGGATGAAGATAACTGGTGGAAAGAAAACCACATAGAAAAATTAATTGATAAGATCGAAGAAAAGAATCTTGATTGGGCATATTCTTTACGTGATGTTTATGATAATGAAGATAAATTCTTAGATCATGATTGTTGTGAATCTATTGGAAAATGGCCAATCTTTCAATCTTTAGGTAGTAATAGTGAAGCACATTTAGTTGATACTTCATCATATTGTTTCCGTCGTGATTTCCTCATTCAAGTATCACAACACTGGCATTCAGGATGGGGAGGAGATCGAAGGTTCTATAACATTTTAACTAAACACCTCAATCATACTAACTTTGGAACAACAGGATTACATACTCTCAATTATCGTCTTCCAGATATACAGAAGGCTTATGGTGGAGATATGGATTTCTTTAAACGTGGAAACGAAATCATCAAAACATATTATGGAGGAAAATATCCATGGAATTAAACGACAATAGGAGTCTTAACGACAATAGGAGCCTTAACGACAATAGGAGTCTTAACGACAATAGGAGCCTTAACGACAATAGGAGTCTCAAAGATTTAATTATCGGTGGAGCATCTGGATACACTTGGGATCAACTAAAGTATTGGGTCAATTCTATTCGTAAATCTGAATTCAATGGCGATGTAGTTCTTGTCGGCACTGATATGACTAAAGAAACTATTGATAAACTCACAGAAAATGGTATAGAATTATCCTTATATGGACAGAAACAAGAAAATGGAGATGTAATATCTAATAATAATAGTGTTCCTCATGTTCAAAGATTTTTTCAAATGTGGAATACACTTAATCAAACAAAAAATGATTATCGATATATTATTACCACTGATACACGTGATGTTATCTTTCAAAATAATCCGTCACATTGGTTAGAATCTAATCTTACATTACATTCAATGGTATGTTCATCTGAAGGAATAAGGTATAAGAATGAACCATGGGGTAATCAAAATCTATATCAAGCATTTGGTCCATATTTTCATAATATGTTAAAAGATGAAAAGATTTATAATGTTGGAACAATTGCAGGTGAAGCCCGAGTTATGAAAAGTATATTTCTTCTTCTATTCCAATTATCAATCAATCGTCCTATTCCTATTGTTGATCAAGCAGTATTTAACTTTATTACATCTATTCATCCATTTAGCACAGAGACATATTTTACTTCTAATTCAGATTCATGGGCAATTCAGCTTGGCACTACAATTGAAGCAGTTAAGTCTGGCTCAGGTGATATAGGTAAAGAAGTATTGGGTAATCCATCAAAACTTATTGAATATCAAATGAAATATGAAGATGTTCAGCCTAATATTAGAGTTGATGGTATGGTTCAAACGACAAGCGGTAATCTATATACTATTGTGCATCAATGGGATCGTATACCTGATTTGAAACGAAAGATTGAGGAATTATATGCTTGATAATGTTTTAATGAATCCAGATATGTTCACAATAGAACAATCAAAACAAATGGGAATTTGGCCACCAAGTGATATTGTTTCACATGGTATATTTCGCTATATTACCAGACTTAAAGAAGAAAATCTTACAATCTTAGATGTTGGTGTAATGAAAGGTGAAAATGCCTACCATATGCTAAGTCTTGATGAAAAAAAGAAAATAAAGAAAGTATATGGTATCATTTCACAAGATAAAGGTGATCCAAAAAATGATTATGAGACAGTTCTAAAGAAGAATATGGAAAATCAAGATAGATTCAGCCTCGACTATACAAATCAGCACTGTAATGTTGTTTGTATTCATGCTCATTCTGATATCTATGATAATCTACATAAGTATTATAAAATTCTAAAACATAACGGAATCTTCTGTGGCAATGAACATAATCTAACACATGTCAAAGAAGCTCTAGGTAAGTTTCGACGTGAAGTGAAGATTGGTACTCCTATCATGGTATCAAATGATTGCTGGATGTGGTATAAGAGGTGATAAATGACAAATAAGAAAACAGCATTAGTTTGTGGAGCCGGTGGGTTTATTGGCAACCATATGGTCAATAGACTCAAAGAAGAAGGTTATTGGGTAAGAGCAGTAGATATCAAAGAGCCAGAATATTCAAAAACTAATGCAGATCATTTTGTCCTTAGTGATCTTCGCACTCAAAGAAACGTCCATGAAATTATTAGTTATGCAGGAGTAAATAGAAATCAATATCAGATATTTGACACACAGTTTGACAAACCATTCGATGAAATCTATCAATTTGCTGCTGACATGGGTGGAGCTGGCTATATCTTCACTGGTGAACATGATGCTGATGTAATGCACAATTCTGCTACAATTAATCTCAATGTTCTTAATGCGCTTAATACATATAATCAATATAACAAGGTAAATAATACAAAAATCTTTTATTCATCATCAGCATGTATTTATCCTAAGGAAAATCAAATTGATGCAAATAATCCAAACTGCGAAGAATCATCAGCATATCCGGCAAATCCGGACAGTGAATATGGTTGGGAAAAACTCTTCAGTGAAAGACTATATTTATCATATAATCGCAACTATGGCATTCCTGTTTGTATTGCTCGTTATCATAACATCTACGGTCCATTAGGAACATGGCAAGGAGGTAGAGAAAAAGCACCTGCTGCCGTCTGCCGTAAAGTTATTACATCTGATAAAGAGATTGAAATCTGGGGTGATGGCAAACAGACAAGATCATTTCTTTATATTAATGATTGTATTGATGCTACACGATTACTAATGAAATCAGAGTTTATGGGTCCAGTAAATATTGGTTCAGAAGAAATGGTCACTATCAATGGACTGGTTGATATTGCTTGTTATTTTGACAATAAAACATTAAAGAAGAAATATATTACTGGACCTCAAGGTGTTCGTGGTCGCAATTCTGATAATCGTCTTATTGAAGAAAAACTTAAATGGAAACCAAAATATTCACTAGAAGATGGTCTAAAACAAACATATGATTGGATTAAACAACAAAATAGGTTAAATTATGAATAACTTGAAAACATTTCCTGTCGTTAAATTAGGATTTACTGATACTTTCGGTGCTATTGAAAACTTCTTTACCAAAATATTATCAGAAAAATATCAAGTAATTAGAGACGATCAGAATCCTGACTATCTTATTTTTGGTGATAAGAATTTTGGTACTAATAATATCAACTATGATAATCGCAATTGTATTAAAATCTTTTATACTGGTGAAAATGAACGACCTTGGAATTACAGATGTCATTATTCAATCTCATTTGATCATGACACATTTGATGGTAAAAATTATAGATTGCCATTATATGTAATTTATGACTATGATAATCATTTTCGTGATGTTCCTAACACAAATAATATCAACAGAAACACGACTGATCTTTTAGCAAATAAAACATTTTGTTCGTTTGTTGTCAAGAATGGAGGATGTCAAAAACGTAATGATTGGTTTAATAAACTTAATGAATATAAAGGAGTAGCATCTGGTGGTCCTCTTTACAATAATATTGGTTATGTTTTGCCTAGAGGCGAACAATCGACCTCCGCAAAACTAAAATTTCTCAATTCATATAAATTCAATCTTTGTTTTGAAAATATCAGTTATCCTGGATATGCTACAGAAAAACTATATGAAGCTCTTTGTGCCAAAACTGTACCTATTTACTGGGGTAGTCCGACAATTGAATGTGACTTTAATACTAAAGCATTCTTAAATTGGCATGATTATCAAGATGATGATCTATTCATTGAAGCAATTAAAGAGATTGATGATAATCCTGATCTTTATGAAGAAATGTATCTTCAGCCTATGTTTGCAGATTATCAAAAACAGAATAAGTTTTTTGATAAAGATAAGTTTCTCAATTGGTTTGATAAGAATGTATATAAGGGTGTTATGAATGGAAAATAATGCATTGATTATATCTCCTACCGGATGCTCAATGTTCTATGATGATGAATATGATAAGAACAATCATTGGCGAGTTACAAATCCAAATAGAACATATAAAACTGTTATTATTGGATTCAAAGATGATTATGAACCAGAGCCAGATTCATATGATCATTTCTTTCACTATCCTATTCGCCATAAGTGGAAACAATTACCTGAACTACTAGATTTTCTTAAGACGAAAAATATACATTGGGAAAACTTTGACTATATTGGATATTTTGATGATGATTATTGCACAGATATCCAGTCTGTCAATCGAGCATTAGAATTAGCCAGACAAAATGACTTTAGACTATTTCAACAATCTCTAACATCATGGACGGTATATCCATGTCTTCAGCAGAATAAAGATTGGATCTTTTCTGAAACTAATTTTACAGAGATGGGGGTGCCATTTTATAGGCAAGATATCTTTAGAAAAGTCTTGACATTACTAGAAGATTACGTGTATAATGAGTCCGAATGGGGCATCGATAAGATCCTGTGTTATTACCTCAGGCAGACTGCACATGTGGTTCATGATGTATCGATAAAACATATGAGGCGTGAAAGCTGGTATGATAAGACTAATGCTTTCAAAGAAATGGAATATCTAATGAAAGATTGGTTTCCAAAATATATGAAAGATCGTTATAATATCGATTATAAATACGCTGACGAGCAGGTCACGATCAGGGCCTTGGTGAAATAATAGTCTATTAATAATACGGGTGAATTCATAATGACTAAACGACTTCTTATTACCGGTGGTGCTGGCTTCATTGGGCATCATATCATTGATCTTTTTCTACAACAAACAGATTGGGAAATTATTTCTCTTGACCGATTAGATTATTCCGGTAATCTCAATCGGTTACATTCTGTTGTGTCAAAATACCCTAAAGATACACAAAAAAGAGTTAAGATTGTGTGGCATGATCTTAAAGCAGAGATTCGTGAACTAACATCTAACTTTATTGGTGATATTAATATTATTCTTCACTTAGCTGCATCAAGTCATGTAGATCGATCCATTAGTCATCCTATGGAATTTCTAATGGATAATACTTTAGGAACAGTCAATCTATTAGACTATGCTAGAACACTTAAGAACTTAGAACGAGTGATTTACTTCTCAACAGATGAGATTTTTGGTTCTGCTCCTGATGGTGTACTATACGGTGAATATGATCGATATAATTCAACTAATCCATATTCAGCATCTAAAGCAGCTGCTGAAGAATTCTGTGTAGCCTATGAAAACACATATAACCTACCAATTTTTGTTACCCATACGATGAATGTATTTGGTGAACGTCAACACCCAGAGAAGTTTATTCCTATGTGCATTAAGAAGATCCGTGATAATGAGAAAATCCATATACATTCTGACCCATCTAAAACACGAGCGGGTAGTAGATTCTATATTAATGCTAAAGATGTAGCAGAAGCAATGTATTTTCTTCTACACATAAATGAAGAACAAAATCAAATTATCAAAAAACATATGAATAGTCTTGGTGTTCGCTGTCCTAAATTTAATGTCGTTGGTAAAGAAGAAATTGACAACCTCTCAATGGTAAAAATTATTGCTGAAGCACAAGAAAAAGATCCTATCTATGAAATGGTAGATTTCCACACATCTCGACCAGGACACGATTTAAGATATTCTCTTGATGGAACTTTTATGAAAAGGCTTGGATGGGAACCACGAATTGGACTAAGAGAAAGACTACATGAAGTAACTAAATGGTCACTTAATAACCCAGAATGGATTCAACTATGACAGCAATTCTACAAAGATTTTTTGATAATGTAAATCATTCTTCGGACAAATGGGTACCATATTTTGAGATTTATGAAAGGCACCTTAATATGTATCGAGGTAAACCTGTAAATCTAATTGAAGTGGGTGTTCAAAAAGGTGGATCACTTGAAATGTGGAGTGACTATTTTGGTGGTAGTGCTAATATAACAGGTATTGATATTGATCCTGAATGTACAAATCTCAAATATGATGCAAACAATATTAATGTAGTGATTGGTGATCAGGGTTCAGGTGAGTTTTGGGATCAATTCTTATCATCATATAAGAATCCTATTGATATCTTTATTGATGATGGTGGTCATACCATGGACCAACAGATTCTCACATTTGAAAAAGTATTTGCCAAAATGCCAATAGGTAGTATCTATATTTGTGAAGATTGTCATACCAGTTATATGCCTCATAATGGTGGTGGTTATGGTGTGAAATCATCTTTTATTAATTATGCTAAAGGTTATATTGATGTTATTCATGAAAATTGGATTAATGAGTTAGATACTGCATTAGAACATAAGAAGAAGATAGGCAAAGACTTGACAAGTGTATTTTTCTATGATAGTATGACTGTCTTTGAAAAGTTTGGTAAGAAGGAAATGACACGTGTTTTCCCAACAAAATTCCGTTGAACTGAAAGAGTGTCTAGCCTGCGGTTCTAATCATCTGAAGTTAACTCTTGACTTAGGTGCTCAACCTCTTGCTAACTCATATAAAGATTGTCCAGAAGATATTCAAGAAGAATTTCCTCTGGCTATTAATAGGTGTGAAAATTGTTATCATGTCCAGTTAACTCATGCTATTAATCCAAAACTTATGTTCAAAGAATATCTGTATGTTTCTGGCACATCTAATACAATGAAACAACACTTTGATTGGTTTTCCGATTTTACCAAAGAATACTTCAATTTCACAAATGCTATTAATCCAAATAATGTACTTGACATTGGTTGCAATGATGGCACACAACTTGACTATTATAAAGAAAAAGGATTATACACATATGGTATTGATCCTGCCGAAAATCTATATGAGATGTCGTCTAAGAACCATACGGTATACATGAAATATTTTGACATGGACTTCGTGGTTGAATGTTTAAAAACATATGATATTATCACAGCACAAAATGTATTTGCTCATAACTATGATCCTCTAAAATTCCTATGTGCAGCACGTAATATTATGAACAATGATTCACTATTATTCATTCAGACTTCTCAGGCTGATATGATTTTAAATAATGAATTTGATACAATTTATCATGAGCACATCAACTTCTTTAATATTAACTCTATGAATGAACTATGTAAGAGGAAACAACTATATCTAATTGATGTTATAAAATGTCCTCTACATGGCAATAGTTATATTTTTGTGATTAGTAAGAATAAATCAACTTGCCGACAATCACATATTCAAAATCTAATTGATATGGAACGTAAAGCAGGATTGATGACTGAACAAACATATAAAGACTATGCTAAAAAATGTGAACAGGTCGTATCTGATCTTCGCACTGTATCTGATGACTATAATCGACTTGACATAGGATTTAGTGTAATTGGTTATGGTGCAGCTGCTAAGGGTATGACATTATTAAACTATTCGAAGATTAAGTTGGACTATATCATTGATGATAATTCTTTGAAGCAAGGTAAGTATACTCCAGGTTCAAATGTGCCTATTGTGTCTATTGATATCTTGGACAATATCAAGAATGGTATTTTATTCATTCCTCTTGCTTGGAATTTCTATGATGAGATTAGAGGACGAATCAAGCAAAAGAGAAATAGTGAATGGGATATTTTCTGTAAGTATTTTCCAAAGGTAGAATTAAAAACATGAACATTCTTTATTATCATGTATATCTAAGTGATGATCCTGGAGTATGGTCTTCCATAGTTTTAGAACAACTGAAATGTATGGAAGATTATCAAATGCTGGATTATTTGGATATAATCAATGTAACAGCTATTACACAAGATGATTATAGAAAAGAAGCATTTCAAAAATTGTGTGATAGTTTTTCTTCTGACAAATTTAATATAGAATTTGTGAAGAATCCTTGGAATAATGACCGACAAATGATTCAAAACTTAGAACATGAATCAACAATCTCTGAGAATTATACATATCGTAAAATATATGAAGACTGTCTAAGGATCAAGAATGAGTTCAACATATGCTATATTCATACTAAAGGTGTAACATCAACTATTAGACATCTTGAAGTATCTAATATTCACCAGTATAAAAACTATTATTACTGGAGACAATATTTAAATTGGGGTGTTCTTCAAAATTGGAAAGCTTGTGTATATGCTTTAGATTTATTTGATGTTGCTGGAATTAACTATTATAATACACCTTCAAAACATTATAGTGGTAATTTCTGGTGGGCAAAATCAAACTATATTAAAAGATTGCCTGATCCTGCCAGTAAAGAATGGTGGAAAAAATTACAAGAAAAAACAACAGATCCATGGCTCAAAACCACTTCAGATAGATTTAGGGATGAGCAGTGGCTATGTTGTCTAGATAATGTTAGAGCATTCAATTACTTCACTCTACCCGAACATAATAATCCAGCAGGTAGACTTCTACAATCTAATGTATATAAAGGACGAGATTATGAATAAGAATATAATTTTAGAAACACAAATCGTTCAACGTGACTTTGATAAACGATGGGAGAAGATTGTTAAAGTTATGGATCATGAGAATGCTTATACGTTCTCAAATGAAAATGGAATACCAGTGACTCTTATTCCTGAAAAATGGATGACTGTAGCAGTTTATGATTTTTTAATGGAGGAAGTATAATATGGCACTAAATGTAAAACTAATTCGTCTATTCAATGGCGAAGAACTATTAGCAGATATTGTTAGTGATGAAGATTTGAAATTAACTATAAAGGATCCTATTCGTGTGGTGGTTATGCCTCAAAGAGATCCTAAAGCATCACCATCAATTGGATTTGCTCCGTGGATGGAATTCTCAGAAGATAAAACAATTGAACTTGATAAAAGACATATTCTTTTTGTGGTAACACCTATCAAGGAATTTATCAATCAATATAATTCTTTGTTTGGAGGGATCGTGACATCAACAACAAAACTTATCTTACCATCTTAACAATGATTGTTCACTTCGTTCA